AATAGCAAATAATATGTGCTTTAATGAATTCTCAAAGAGAGAGAAAAAATATTTTATGTCAAAAGTAATTCAAACTTCAACTTTTTGAAAAATGATTTATGGATGCATATTGAGGAAAAATTGTGAAAAAACGAATATTTTTTGAATCGAACAAATAACTATTAACAGACTATAAGATGGCAGATAATCAAAGATGCATTGCTATTAAATCATCCGATGGATTGAGATGCTCAAGACGCGGAACAGTAGAAGGCCGTTGTGGAGCACATCATAAAATTGTAACAGATGAAGGACCTAATCGTGTTGAACTTATGGAAGTAAAATTTTCATTTAAGAGACAGAGAAAGGCTTTAATTAAACATTTTCATGAATTGATTGAAGCATTAGGTCCTCAACCTTGGGTAAATAACCGAGATGATTACATAGAAATCAATAGAACCTATAACGAAAGATTTCGATTACTTGATACTGAAGAACGGCAAGAATATAATGCTGTTCACCAAAGACAACAAGCTGATATTGCTAGAACTGGAATTAATCCAGATGCAGTTCAAGACGCAAGACGTGAAGCTGAAAGACAACAAAGGTTAGCTCAAATAAGAAACTTACATGAACTAGATCAGAGAAGAAGAGAACTTGATGGCCAAATAGATGAACAACGAGAAGAACGACTTAACAGAAGACAAAGAGAAATTGAAGCAAGGAATGCACGAAGACAAGCAGATGACAGACCTCTCGCTAATTTTGCAGTAGACAGACAGAATGTTCATACAAGTATTGCAGTTAAGCAAACATTGGATACAATCAAAGAAATTCTAAAGATTGAAGTTCCATTAGAGTATCGTTGGAACATGTCATGTGTTTCAAAAACTATGAGTGAAATTATTTCAGAATGCAATTTGACACCTTCTTCTGCATGGCAGATGGTAGCAAAGTATTGTTCAGATGATCAAATTTATGATTTGCAACAAGGAATCTATGGAAAGGTTCTCGATTGTGTATGGCAGTATATTAAAACTTCACCAGATAAGGAAGACTTAAAAAAGATTTTGAAATCTGAATTGATAGACAATATTGGTATGTGCGCGCAAGGAAACTTGAGCCGACTTACAAATATTCTGTCAGGATACATTGAACTTCCAGTTATAGAAGAATCAATTGCAGATAAGTTAGGACGTTTACTTCCTCCACTTATGGAAGTTAACGATATCCCTCGAAGACTTAATTATGCTGCTCGTATCTTTAAAGAAGTAGGACTTCCCAATGATCAGTGGTATGATTGGGCTAGTGGATTATTATCTGATCAAGAAGAAGATGATTACCGTGAAATGTATATCCATGATGGAATGATTGAATTTATTGTATTCAAATAGATAATGGTATAAAACTGTTTTTTATTGTAGGAGGAATGATATCTGATGTAGCAAACAATCTGAAAACAAATGTAATAGATGGAAAGAAAAATAATGGTGTAACAATCGGAAGAAACAATCCAATTGCTCCTCCAAGCATAGCAGAACCAACTACGTAAGGTCCCATTCTATAAGATGCAGCTACACTGAGAATTACTGCAAAAATCATAAGAAAGTATCCTAATGCAGATACAACGCTACCAAGTAATGTTACTCCATATTGTTTAGGTGTTTTGTTATCAATACCTTCTGCTGGAGGAGCTGATACTGAAAACTTTTTACCATCTGATATTACTTCTGTATTTGATGCACCGTTGAGAGTATACGTCACTTTCAAGTTCTTTTGCTTAGAAGGGTTTGGATCAGGTATACCTGCACTTTTTGGACTAATTGCAATGTTTATAGACCCATTTGAAATTTGATCTTGAATTGCATCAGTTACATCTGTATAGTTTCCTTCATAACCATATTCTGCTTTTGTAATTAGAAGACCTGTGGCACTTCTAGCTGCAGGAGCTGCTATAAAAATTGTATTACCATCCTTTACACTCATAGTATTAGCAGACCCATTGTTAACTGTATAAGTTACATTTAGCACCTTTGGTTGACCAGGTGACGGGTCTGTTACATTCAATGAATCAACAGATACTAGCATATTGAGAGTTCCTTCATGAATATGAGCTGATACGGTTTTAGAAACATCTACAGTTGATGATCCCGCTCCGTATGTTGCACTTATAATAGAAATACCAGTACTCATCCTTATTATGAAGAAAACACTACATTTGCGATTCCTCCCATAACTCGCAAAAAGTTATAAGATTCGATATAAGCTCTTACGTTGTATGTATATTGTAGTGTTTGAGCATCTGATTTTCTTACGATACGAACTACACTTTCGGGACTATACAGTGGCATATTTGTATCTGGATCTATTGCATTTGGATTTAATATAACTGTTGGATTTGCAGAATTTGCTGTTGATTTCAATACACAAACAGTTGTAGAAGCGGAAGGAGGTGATGCAGTTAGTGGTGGTTGAACATATGTATTTCGTAATATTGTTTTGTTAAACATAGAACCATTTATATGACCACATGGTTGATTTGTATGGTTATCTATTGCAAAAGAGTACATATAGATTCCTGGTAGTTCTACAATGCCTTTTCCTGTATGATGACGATAGGCTTGAAGATTTGAAAAGAAACCGACTTGTTTTGCAGAGAAGCGTTCTTTGCCATCGAGAATGATAGAAGATTCAATCAATATATCTCGGGTTGATACATTTGTAGTTTGAGCATTGCCTGATGAGAAATATGGAGTTAAAAACATTAAATTAGAAGAATTCAGAGGTGGTTGGTAAGGATCAACCCAATTTGTATAATTATCATAATCATTCATTAATGCTCTATCACTTCTCTGACCAACCCATACAACACGAGTGCATAAATTTCGCAATGCAAGTTCGATATCATTACTAGAACCATATTGACCATCTGCAGATTTCAAGTCAATCTGATGAATGATAAATGAATGTTCATTTTTTGCAATATGTACAAGTTCTCCATCACCAACGAAAATATAATTTGCTTCAATAAATGGATTTAAGTTCCAATAAAATAAATCTCGATTTGTTGGAATAGTCGAATTATTAAATGTTGGAGGCGATAAGAAGTGATTCATAGCAAATAGATTTGAACTTACATCAGGTGGAATGCGTACTCCACAGTTTGGTGTATTATCGCGAACATCTAAAACTGTAAAAAGTTCATTCATGTTTCGTAATTCTACAACTATTTCAACTTCTGAATGTTGTAATGCAATAAGTGGTAATGCAGCTCCAACTGATTCACAAAACCAGAAATGCAATGGAATTAGAAGCGTTCTGCCTGGAATAGATGGTTGACATGTTGAACCTACGCTTGGAATAGCATGAGGATATTGGTTCATACGATCATATGCATTTGCAGGATCATAAACTTCAGGTATATTGCCAATCATAACATTCAAATTATCTTTTTTATTTCCATCGAATTTAAGAGTTGAATATAATTTCATCCATTCACCTGTATGTCTTACAACTTCTTGACCGTTTATTAAAATTGCAACATACTTGATCATATTATAACCAACATTTCTCACCCATTGAAATTCATAGCCAATTGCATTTGCATTATTATTCAATGCATCATTCACACCTGCAGTGACCGGAACAACTGGTGAATATATATCTGGTAAATCAACACTTAAATAGCAATCATGTAGGAGTTGTGCATATCGTTCAACTTTTGCTCTCAAAGTTAAAGAACCACTTTGAGGTATGTTCGTGTTGGTCGTTTTAAAGTATAATCTAAAATGTTCCATTGCAAATTCGGTATGACGTTTATAGACAGACCTAAAATGTGTAAATGATGGGTTGCCTGTTACTAAATGATCTTGTGCACCTTTGCCTACTAATTGCATTAAACCTCCAGGCATTCTGTTATATAATTTGTAGAATTGAATATGTAAAGTTTATCATCTTGCAACATCCAATTGAGTTCCATTCCAGAATAGATTACCTCCACTGTTAATTGTTAAAGTACCCGATCCTCCACTTGTTGCATCTTCAATAAAAAGACCGCCATAACAAAGTATTTTAAATGTTCCAGATGTTACTGTTGCTTTATATGTTCCAAAACTCACATCAGAAGTTGCTGTATATGTAGACCATGTTGTTGATGCCGGTCCGGTAGGACCTTGAAACCCTGGTGGACCTAGTACACCAGTATTACCTTGACCTCCTTGAGGACCTGTGGGTCCCGTAGGTCCAATGAGACCTGCACCAGTTGCACCTTGATCACCTTGAGCACCTGTAGCTCCTTGAGGACCAGTAGCTCCTTGAAGACCTGCACCAGTTGCACCTTGAGGACCAGTAGCACCTTGAGGACCAGTAGCTCCTGTAGATCCTACACCAGTTGCACCTTGAGGTCCTGTAGCTCCTTGAGGTCCTGTATTTCCTTGAACACCTGCACCTGTAGCTCCTTGAGGACCTGTAGCTCCTGTAGGACCTGTAGTGCCTGCACCTGTAGCTCCTGTAACACCTATGGGACCTGTAGAACCTATAGCACCTGTAGCTCCAGTAGGACCGGAAGGACCGCCTGATGGACCTGTTGCACCCATAGGTCCTGTAGCTCCTGTAGATCCTGCACCAGTTGCACCTTGAGGACCAGTAGCTCCCTGAGGACCTGTAGCTCCTATAGGTCCGCCCGATGGTCCTGTAGCTCCTTGAGGGCCGGTTGCACCAATTCCTCCACTTCCACCTCCACTTCCAGATGAACTACTTCTTGTAGAACTATATCTTGATGCTAAACTTAATCCAACACTTACAAAGTTAGTGCCTTGAATATCATCGGAATCCCATGTAGTTCCAGTCACACTTGTTAAAATTAAATTATCACCTGATCCAGTTGCAATCCAACGTTCTCCATTCCAAGTAATTGCATTTCCATGTTCAGTAAATTGTGTTCCTTCAACTGCTGTCCAGGTTAATCCATTTTGACTTGTAAGAATAGTATCTATTCCACTTCCCACTGCAATCAATCGTTCTCCATTCCAACTGATACCTATACCTGAATTGGTAAATTGTGTTCCTGTAATTGCAGACCATGATGTTCCATTTGTGCTAGTAAGAATTGTATTTCCTCCACCTAATGTAGCGTCACCTCCTACAGCAATCCATCTAGTTCCATTCCAAACAACATCTGACCCTCCGTTCTTAAAAAGCGTTCCTGTTGCAGATATCCATGTTAGACCGTCTGTGCTAGTAAGAATTGTTATTGGATCTGTAGCACTAGGAGATCCGAATCCAACAGCAACCCAAATTGTTCCATTATATGCAACACGTACACCAGATGAAACAAATCCACCACTCGTAACGGTTGTCCATGTTATTCCATCTGTACTTGTTAAAATTTTATTTGTTCCAGCACCAACTGCAACCCATCTTCCATTTCCATAAGCAACACCAATACCACCAAATGTAAATCCAACACCTTTTGCAGGAAACCAATAACTTCCATTTGAACTATATAAAATTGTATTTGTACCATAACCTACAGCTACCCACATTGTGCCATTCCATTTAACGTCCATTCCCATATTCGAAAATTCAGTACCTTTAGCTGGAAACCATGTTACTCCATTTCTAGTATAAAGAATTGTGTCTGTTCCAGTATCGCCTCCAACTGCAACTGTAAATGTGTCTCCTAAACTAATAACTTGTTCTTTTCCTATTTTTAATCCGTTAGCCGAATCAAACCAAATAGATGAGACAGGTGCATCTATATATGATGTTTGAGAAGCTAATAATACCGAATTTGTTGCCAATTGTCCATCTAATGTTAATTTTGATGATGATTGTGGTCCTGCATTAATATCAAAGACTAAACTTGAATCCAATGTAATAGCTGTGCTATTCCAAAATAATACAGCTCCAGTTGGTCCAGATACACTCGCACCACTTCCTGCTGGACCAGTTGCACCTTGAGGACCAGTAGCTCCATTTCCTGCTGGTCCAGTTGCACCTTGAGGACCAGTTGCACCTGTAGGACCTGTAATACCAATAGGCCCCGTAGCTCCTGTAGGACCTGTAAGTCCCTCAGGACCTGTAGCTCCTGTAGGACCTGTAATACCAATAGGTCCTGTTGCTCCAGTAGGACCGGTAAGTCCTTGAATTCCTTGAGGGCCTGTATCTCCTGTAGGACCTGTAATTCCTTGAGGACCTGTAGCTCCTGTAGGCCCTGTAATACCAATAGGTCCTGTAGCTCCTGTAGGACCTGTAACTCCTTGAATACCTTGTGGACCTGTAACTCCTTGAATACCTTGTGGACCAGTTGCACCTGCAAGTCCTTGAGGTCCTTGAACTCCTTGAGGACCTGTAACTCCTTGAATTCCTTGAATACCTTGAATACCTTGAGGTCCTTGAATACCTTCAGGACCAGTTGCACCTGTAACTCCCTGAATACCTTGAGGACCTGTAATTCCCTGAATTCCTTGTGGTCCTGTAATTCCTTGAATACCTTGTGGTCCAGTAGCTCCTGTAGGTCCTGTAATTCCTTGAATTCCTTCAGGTCCTGTAACTCCTTGAATACCTTGTGGTCCTGTTATTCCCTGAATTCCTTGAGGACCTGTAACTCCCTGAATTCCCTGAGGTCCAGTTGCACCTGCAGGTCCCGTATTACCTTGAATTCCCTGAGGTCCCGTATTACCTTGAATACCTTGAGGACCAGTTGCACCTTGAGGTCCTGTATTACCCTGAATGCCTTGAGGACCTGTATTACCTTGAATACCTTGAGGACCTGTAACTCCTTGAACTCCTTCAGGACCTGTATTGCCTTGCAATCCTTGAGGACCAGTTGCACCTATAGGTCCTGTATTACCTTGAACTCCTTGAATACCTTGTGGTCCTGTATTTCCCTGAATTCCTTGAGGACCTGTATTGCCTTGAACTCCTTGAGGACCTGTATTACCTTCAAGTCCCTGAGGACCAGTGTTACCTTGAATACCTTGTGGTCCTGTATTACCTTCAATACCTTGTGGTCCAGTTGCACCAGCAG